CCATCGACGTCGAGACACGCGACCCCAACATCAAGACCAACGGGCCGGGATGGGCCACTGGTGACGGCTATGTCGTAGGCTATGCTATAGCCGTTGACGGCTGGTTTGGTTACATACCCATCCGCCATGAACACGGCGGTAATCTGGACGAGCGCATAGTCAACAAGTGGCTTAAAAAAGTCTTTGAGTGCCCCGCCGACAAAATCATGCACAACGCGCAGTACGACGCGGGCTGGATACGCCGTATGGGCTTTACCATCAACGGGCGGATAATCGACACAATGGTTGTTGCATCCTTGCTTGATGAGAACAGGTTCAGCTACAGTTTAAATAACGTAGCTTACGATTATCTGGAGAAGGTAAAATCAGAAAAAGGTTTGAGAGAAGCTGCAATAAGCTTCGGCCTCGACCCGAAGTCAGATATGTGGAAGATGCCTGCAATGTATGTCGGCCCCTACGCCGAAGGCGATGCCACGCTGACCTTGGATTTGTGGAATCACTTTTCTGTAGAGATAGAAAAGCAAAAGATTGGCAGCATAGTAAACCTTGAGCTAGATGTTCTGCCCTGCCTGATCGACATGACATGGCGCGGTGTCCGTATAGATCAGGAGAAGGTTGAGCGTACAAAGGACGCCCTGCTAAAGCGCGAGAAGTCTACACTTGAAGAAATCAAGCGTATGACCGGAATAAATGTAGAAATCTGGGCGGCGCAGTCCCTGTCCAAAGCTTTCGATAAACTAAGCATATCTTACCCAAAGACAGAAAAAGGCGCACCGTCGTTCACAAAGCAGTTTCTTACCGACCACCCTCATGAGTTAACCAAGCTAGTAGTCGAAGCCCGCAACCTGAACAAGACTAGCGGCACGTTTATCAATACCATTATGAAGCACTGCCGGTCCGATGGCCGTATACATAGCCACATAAACCAGATTAGATCGGACGACGGCGGGACCGTGTCGGGGCGCATTTCAATGTCTAACCCCAATTTACAACAGATACCGGCCCGCGACCCAGAGCTCGGACCTATGATCCGTAGTCTGTTTCTGCCGGAAGAAGGCGAGGAGTGGGCGGCTATAGACTTCTCGCAACAGGAACCACGGATCTTGGTCCACTACGCCCACGTTCTGGGCAACTCAAAGGGACGGGTTCCGTTTAAAGGTACAGAGGAGTTTGTAGATGCTTATAGACATGATCCTAATATGGATTTTCATTCGATGGTGGCAAAAATGGCGTCGATCAATCGCAAACAGGCGAAGACGATTAACCTTGGCATGATGTACGGCATGGGCGTTAACAAGCTATCGGACCAGCTAGGTATCGAAGTTGACGAAGCCAAAGGCCTGATCACGCAATACCATGACCGCGTCCCGTTTGTGAAAGGACTGATGAACGGTGTGATGCAGCATCTAAACAGTAACCGCAGCGGCGGCACTATCAGTTCTATCTTGGGCCGTAAGTGCCGGTTTGATCTGTGGGAGCCCACTACATTTGGTATGTCCAAGGCCCTGCCATATAAGGCAGCCGTCAGCGAGTACGGCGAGACAACCCGTTTGAAGCGGGCCTACACCTATAAAGCTTTGAACCGGCTGATCCAAGCGTCTGCCGCGGACATGACGAAGCAAGCTATGGTAAACATTTATAAAACAGGGCGTGTACCATTAATTCAAATACATGACGAAATAGCTATTTCTGTGAAAAATCGTGAAGAAGCGAAAGAAATTGCAGAAATTATGGAAAATGCTGTAACATTAGAGGTGCCTAGTAAATGCGACGTTGAAATCGGCCCAAGCTGGGGCGAGGCATCGTAACTTTTTCATGGTAAACCTCCCTTAGAACTGGCTCCGCTTCGGCGGGGCCTTTTTTTACTTGCTATCCTATATACAATCCTATATAGTCCCTTACAGAAGGAGTGAAAAATGGACATAACCAAATGGAAATCTGTTCTGGTGCCGATTGAGGTATATACCGAAATCAAGAAAACAGCCAAGGCAGAGGGCCGGACTATCAGCGGACAACTAAAAATTGTCTGGGAAGTCTATAGAAAATCTGTATTGAATAAGGCTTAATTTAAGCTGCGGGGCTTTGCCCCTAAAAAAATTTAACTATTGGATGGGAGTTTATGGGATGCTACATCTATCAAGGTGTGTCAAGTGTGGGGTAAAAGCCACGGCAAAGGACGGCAAATACTATCTTTGCGGCAAGCATTGGCTAGAAATTTATGCCGGTAAGTTTAAACCCTGCGAAGAATGCGGCGGTGAAGGCCAAGTAGAGTACGAACGATCTGTTGTCGATTGGAGTAACGGCGGTTATCTTGAAGGTTACATGGACGATTGCGACAAGTGTAACGGATCAGGAGAACTGGAATATGACCTATAAACCTTTTGGGGACGCAGGCAAGATGCAAGAACTTTTAGAAAATTCCCAATGCCCGCGGTGTCATACCGCCCTACCACCAATCACGGTCCACGGCCATGTTCAGTGCTCTGTCTGTAAGTTGTATATAAGCGAATGTTGTACGGGAGAGACAGGTGAAGTGTGTTAAATGTAAAAGCGAGACGAAGGTCAAGGATAGTAGGTCCCATCAGGATACCATCCGCCGTCGAAGAATATGCAAGAAGTGTGAGCATAGGTTCTTTACCTTTGAAGTTGCAGAAGAGCCACCCAAAGTCATAGAGTTAAAAGTTGAAACGCCTAAAAAACGTCGCACTCCTAAGAAGCAAGAACCGGATTTCGATAAGATGACCGACGACGAAATAGAAGAGTATTTTTATAAATAAAAGGGCTTGCGTATAAGCCTCTAAGGGTGTATATAAGATACATCCCGTAGTTGAAGCCCCCAAGGTTGGTTTGCCCCCGCCTTGGGGGTTTTTTTATGCTTGACACTTTGTGTGTATGGGAGTATATAAGGGTATGTTAAACAAATGAACGGGAGTTACCAATGGGTAGACACAAGAATGTTGAAAATATGTCGCAAGAAGAGCGGATCGCACACTGGGCCAGAGTACGCGAAAAAGATGCCGCGGACCGCGCTGCACTGATCGCGCAAATCGAAGAGACCAAGCCGGAAATGATTGCGGCAGTAAGAGAACTGGCTGCAATAGCCGCCGATGTCGCAGAGGACTTGCAGTTATATGGCGTGGCTAATGTCTCTGTTCAACAAATGCACGATCTGCTAGACGCGGCTCAACAAACAAGGAGCTTGTTTAATGCCGGAGATTGATGTTTATAAAAAGACAATAAAGTCTGAGATCTTGGAAAGATCGTTGGGCATGGACTGGACCGAAGCTTGCGAAGTTGTGGAACGGGCTGTAGAATTGTTCGCAGCAAATACCAAACAAGCCGGTGCGTTCAGCCGCGAAGCAGTAGACAAAGCGGTCACCATTAACGCCGCTTGGAGAAGGATACAACGTGGATAAAGCAAAAGATGACTTTGAGTCCGCCTCCGACGAAATGGACGCCCTGCTAGACCGGTTTGAAGCCGCTGGCTATAACGGCGGTGCCGCAATGGGCGGTGCAATGCAAGCCATCATATTTAGAATGGCTATCGGCGCACCAGACGCGGCCACCGCATTAGGGTTCATGGGCTCCTGCATGAGTACCGCAGCCCTAATGGCTACCGATTCAGACGAGACGGAACACTGATCACGGCCCTCGCTCCATTATTTTGGGGCGGGGGTTGACTTATTTTTTTATTTAGTTTATGTATGGGATAAATCTTATATCACTACGGGAGATTAAAATGAAAGTAGACCTACCATTAGAGCTTTGGGAAGCCGTCATCGTCGCAATTGATAATGACTTAAACGATTTTAAAGATTGCGGCACTAAAGGTCATCCAGAACTAGACATCCGTTATGGCAAAATGCTTCAAGCACGGGGCGAAATTCTTTGTGAAAAACAAGATGTCGAACATCTTCTTGGGAAGGTTAAGGGGATGAACGATGCCAAAGTTTAAAATTACCTTTTCTGATGTCTTTGAGGCAGACGACGAGTTAGATGCCATTGATGAGCTTCGGGCTTATCTTAGAGAATGCGTCGAAATGGAAGACGTAACCGCGTTTGGTTTTGAGGAGATGAACGATGCCAAAGTTTAAGGTAACCGCCACGATGGACGTGGGCTACGAACTAATCGTCGAAGCCCGTAACGAAGCCGAAGCATGGCAACTAGCCGGTGACGCCGATATAGACGGCTGGGAAAGTAAAGGCGGCCAAGACTGGACGCTAGAAGGGATTTGGGAGGTGAGCGATGATTAAACTTTCGGAAAAAATTAAAATTAAAATCCGTTTTTGTCCGAACTGCATGGGCTCTAAAATCCGTACTTACCACGAGGAAGAAGAGCTTAATAGAGGACGTAATAAAGCGTGGAAGCGAGTGATGTACTGGGTTCCTATGATCTGGTGCCACGATTGTGAAAAGCACTCCGCTGCTTTTGAATGGGTAAAAGCGAAGCACGACGCCGTGCTTGTTGCTATGGGCGGCATGACTATCCAAGAAATGAAAGATTTGCGTAAAGGTCTTGGATTTAAAAACGCGGTGGGGTTTGCCAGATATCTGGGCGTCGGAGATAGTACCGTAAAACGCTGGGAAAGCCGGTCAGGTTATCCCAGTACGGCGCATAGAATGCTGTTGAAGCTTGCCGCATCCGGCGTCGATCTGAGCGCGGTTAAAAATTGTAATAGAAACCAAAGCGGTGAATGAAACAATATTCATAATCTTATATCTGGTCAGCGGGCTCGCAAAGAGTTTACTTTCAAAGGGTTAGCTCAAACGGTTGACTGATCGCGGATCACGGTTCAAAGGGGCTGCCTTCGGGTGGCCTCTTTTTTGTAACGCGATACAGTATATAGGCCAGAAATTAGAAAAAATATTTTTTTGTAAAATATACCCGTAACAGGTGTAACATATGTAACACTCTCGTTAAGACACTATTTTATAACAATAAAAGAACACTACTCCTGTTACATATTCTGTTACATATTTAAAATACAAAATGTAACACCAAAAACAAGAAATCGCCTAATGGGGGTGTGGCAATATTTTTTTTGAAAAATATATTTCTGGCGTATATAAAGGATACGTTGTTTAACGAACGTGACCTTTTTAACTGAGGATTGATAATGGCTAGCAGAGCAGCAAGCAAGGTAACAGGAAAGCCCCGTGAGAC